GTTATTATACTATTAATTTTGCAAAATGCAAAACAATTATGATATTTATTTAGATTATTTATTCATATCGAATGAGGTTTTATGCACAAAATAGAATATAGAAATAGTTTGCAGTGTGTTATAATCGGAGTATTGTGAAAGGGATTCCATGCATCAAATCGAAAAATATAAATAATCAAGACTTTTTTAAAAATTACATTGTAAAATACCAGGCAGTAACCACAAAAGAAGTCATAAACATGGTAGTATTCAAAGACGTTTTGCACGTTGCGACAACTGACGGCGTTTTTGCTAAAGATCGTGACGGCAAATTTCAGAGGATATTTACCCCATGAACCGCAGACAATTCCTAAAAAGCTCGATTAGCGCGGTAGCTGTGCTGGCTGTGCCGATGATCGCAAATGCTCATGAGGTCGAATGCGAGCCGTACTTACTCACTAAAAATGAACACTTACAGATGCACCAGGCATTGCATAACGGTAAACTTAAAAATCATTTCACTCTATCGAGATCAAAATAATGGCAACCAAGTCTAATAAAGCCGACATCAAGGCACGGCAGATTGAAATCATTTTGGATTTAATCTCAAGAGGCATAGTTCTATTGGCAATCCTACGCGCTCCCGATATGCCAAGCAGAAGCGAATTCTACCGATGGCTAGAAGCGGACGCGGAACTGTTGGGACGGTTCAGGCGCGCGCGAGATGATGGGCATGATGCAATAGCAGAATCTACACTTGATATTGCTGATGGCAATGAAAACGACACTACCGAGGATGAAGAAGGCAATGTACGTGTAAATCATGATGTTATTGCAAGATCGAGGTTGAGGGTTGATACCAGAATGAAGTTGTTATCCAAGTGGAGTCCAGCTAAATACGGCGACAAACTGGATTTAAACCATGGCGGTCAGCCCGATAACCCTATAACTATTGTCGAGACTGTGATTGTGCAACATGAGGTTAAGAAGTGATGGCTATTGTGAGCACAAGGCCGTTGTTGGAAGGCCTAGACGGTGATGCAGAACCACTACCTCCGGTTGTATTTGATGCTAAAGGAAGCCTACGACCAGTCAATAAGCCGTGCAAGTCATGCGCTGAACATACCGCTGAGATTGCAAGGCTTCGTGCGATAATCAAAGATATGGAGAGCGTAACGCGTAACGCTACCGTAACGCCTAAGGTCAAAATAGTAACGCTAGACGTAACGCGTAACGCCAATGCAGAACGACAAGCGCGCTACCGAGCTAAAAAGAATGGCAAAACTAACAGTTGAAGTAGCCCCAATATTTCAACCTCTGCTAGCTCCTGCTCGTTACAAAGGGATATGCGGGGGGCGAGGAAAGGGCGCGTCCTGGTTCTTCGCATCCAGAATGGTAGTCGAGCACATCAAGGCCAAGACGGATTCAATCTGTCTGCGCGAAGTCTTAAAGTCCCTGCAATATTCCAGCAAAAAGTTAATCGAAGAGACGATAAGCCGGATGAATGCCGGCGACTATTTTGATGTTCAGAACTCGCGCATCCTCGCCAAAAACGGCGGGGTGATAATATTCGATGGCATGAGCGAACAAACGATCGATTCGATTAAATCACTTGAGGGATTTGATCGGTCATGGTTCGAGGAGGCGCGGAATGCCAGCCAGCGCAGTTTGAATCTGCTACGCCCTACAATTCGCAAAGACGGTTCAGAGTTGTGGTTTAGCTGGAACCCACTCAAAGAAGACGACCCTATCGAGCAATTGCTGCGCGGTGATAATCCGATTGATGATCGTATTGTAGTCGAGGCCAATCTTGACGACATGCCACCTCAGTGGATACCCAAAGAGCTGCTGAAAGAGCGCGAGGCCGACAGAAAGATTCACACGCCGGATACGTTCAATAATATTTGGGGAGGGAAGTACCTCCAAAATACAGAAGGCGATTATTATAAATTCCAGCTTGATGCAGTGCGCGAACAGAATCGCATTTGCTTCATTCCTAGATTGGATATTCCTGTAAACACGTTTTGGGATATTGGGAATTCCGACGGAACCGCGATATGGTTCCATCAGCAAGTCGGCATGGAAGATCGATTTATAGGTTATCATGAAGATCATGGCAAGACGCTGGCTGATTACTACAAAGAGTTGCAACGGCGTGGCTATATCTACAACAAGCATTTCTTGCCACATGACGCATTTCATGAGAGATTGAGCAACGATAATAAATCCGTAGCTCAAATGCTGGCTGACCTTGGCCTCGGTGAAATAGATAAAAACATAATCAAGGTCGATTTAATTCCAGAACTAAATACTGGTATACTGATGACTCGCAAGCACTTCCCTTCTGCATTTTTCGATAAAGAGGATTGCAAGTTAGGGATTGCAAGGCTCAAGAATTATCGCAAGGTATTCATCCAGTCGGAACAAAGATGGGTTGATAGGCCAAACAAGGCCAACGGATGCAGTGAAGGGGCGGACGCATTCAGACAATGGGCGCAAGCGAAGGAAGCTGGGCTTATCACGATGGCTAACGCGAAGATCAGGAAGTTATCGGATAGGAAATATACGCAGGGCGGTCAGGGTGGATCTGGCGGCTGGATGGGAACATGAAATGCCAAGCTTCTCAGAATACAAATACTTCAGCCCTATACTTGGGGTTGACAGCTCAAGGCTATCAATGCAAGATTCGCATGGTCGAGAGCATTTTGCTATAATCCCGCTTGATGGCACGGGTAAGGAAAATAGATTGCTCAGGCGCAAGGCGCTGGACACGATATACGATCACATTGAAAACGGCAGCGAGCCGGGCGAAGTAATCATTGGAGGGTAGCATGATGATGTCAATCTGTAATACACAAACGGGCGGTGTAATTTTCAGCGGGAACTATCCGAGCTTTGCGGCGATGGTTCAGGATGCGGCCAACTTGGGTGTGGACTTGAGCAATGCCAATCTGTCAGGGCAGAACCTACAGGGGGTTAATCTCTCTGGTACGTTGTTGCAAGCGGCGGTATTTGATAACTCGAACATGCAAGGCGCTAACCTTGACAATGCAGATCTGACGAATGCCAGTGTTGTAAATGCCGTGGCGGTCAACGTCAATTTCTCGCAGGCAACGACTGATGGCCTTAACTTAACCGGAACGGTCACGACCAATCCGGTTGATGTAACGGCAACTCAGGGACAGTAATCATGATAACTATTACAGAAGAGATACGCGATTCTAAAGGTCACATTACTGGGTACATAATTACGGTAATCGATGATCACGGGCGCAAGTTCACCACTTCGTACAATGTATCTGATATAGTTGGCGCGCAGAATATAGATGTAGTCGCAGAGCTGACAAAGCAAGTCGTGTCTCAAGTCACGGCAAAGACTGCAGCTCCAGGTGTTGTGACTGTCGCACCGATTGCCGCAGTTGTCGCAACAGTCAAGGCAAGCCCTACGGTCAAGAAGTAAATAATTGCAGCATAGTCGGGAGACTACCTGAATGCCACAAGACATAAGTAAGCCAGCGGATGACGGCAAGATTTCATTGCCTCCTGTTGACGATTCGATGATTAAGCGCAATCCTCAAGATACCGCACCTGTGAAGAACTCTCGAGGTAAGGAGGATGAGGACAAGAAAGCCAGCAAGAAGGAAAAGAAAAAAGCCGAAGAGGAAGAGCAGAAGATACTCGCTCTTGCCCGTAAGCGTTTCCAGCGTTGCGTAAGTGCTGAGTCGAAGAATCGTGCAGCGGCTGTCGAGGATTTGAAGTTCAAGGCTGGCGATCAATGGCCAGCTGATATCAAGTCTCAAAGAAGTAACGATAAACGTCCTTGCCTGACGATCAACAAGATACCCTCACTTACACATCAAGTAACAAACGATTTGAGGCAGAATCGTCCTGCAATCAATGTTAGTCCTGTTGGTGACAAGTCAGATAAGGAAGGTGCACGCGCATTTGCGGGGATGATTAACGCTATCGAGCGGGACTGTGCGGCTGATATTGCCTATGACACGGCCATCTGCTCGGCTGCTGATATTGGATTTGGTTATGTCCGTGTGCTGACCGACTACGAGAAGTCAACATCATTCAATCGTGTAATCATCATCAAACGAGTTCGTAATCCGTTCACCGTGTATCTAGACCCTGAGCGACAAGAGCCTGACGGTTGTGACTCACGATTTGGGTTCATCACAGAAATGATGGATAGGGGAGAGTTCAAGGACAAATACCCCGGCAAAGATCAATGCGCGTGGACTGAAAAAGGCGTAGGTGACGAGCTAAAGGAATGGATTACAAAAGATAACATCCGCATCGCTGAGTATTTCACGATGGAGCATGACATGAAGCGGCTGGTCATGTTGGATAACGGGCACGTTGGATTCTATGGCGACCTTGCGCCTGAAGTTAAAAAGCAGATTGAAGATGGCGAACTGAACATTGAGGATGAGCGCGAGGCAGAATGTCAGCGCGTGGTGTGGCACAAGATCACGGCTTTACAAATACTCGACACAGAGAAATGGCCCGGTCGATGGATTCCGATAGTTGAATTTCTGGGTGAAGAGATTGACATTCAGGGTGAGGTTATTCGGTCAGGGTTGATACGGAACGCAAAAGACCCACAGCGCATGAAGAACTATATGGCGACGGCGAAAATTGAAGCGGCTGCACTCGCTCCAAAAGCTCCATATCTTATCGCTGAAGGTCAAGACGAAGGATATGAAAGCGAATGGAAACAGGTAAACACTAAGAGTTTTCCTGCTCTGCATTATGTTCCTGTTGCATTAGGGGATAAGCAAGTACCTCCACCTATAAGAGCTAATCCTGTAGGTATAGCCGATGGATTTGTTGAAGCTGAAAAATCAGCAGAGCAAGATATGCTCGCCACAACTGGCGTTCGTATCGACCCAACGATCAATGAATTTCGCAAGGATGAAAGCGGAAAGCAGTTACAGGAGCATCGCAGGAATAACGATCTCGGAAGTTATCACTACATGGATAACGCATCAAGATCATTACGGCACATCGGGCGCATGCTGGTGGATTTGATTCCAAAGATTTACGATACCCGGCGCGTTGTAACGATTCTTCAGGAGGATGATACCGAAGAACGAATTACGATTGACCCGACAGCAGGAAAGCCATTCGAGCGGCAACAAGTTCCAGGCGGTCAGCAACCCGGAATGCCATTGCCACCGGGCGCACCTCAACCCGTAGAGAATCCAGCGCGTAAGCTATTCAATCCAGGCATGGGTGAGTATGGTGTGACTGTGACTATCGGCCCGAGCTACGCGACAAAGCGGATAGAAGCCAGTGACCAGATGATGAACTTCGCTAAAGCATTACCGGAGAAGGGCGCATTGATTGCCCATCTGATTGCGAAATATTCTGATTGGCCCGGTAGTGATGAGTGCTACCGCATTCTTGCGAAGGCATTGCCGCCTAACTTGCTCACACCCGATATTCGAGACTTGCCGCCGCAGATGCAGGCGTTTGTTCAGTCGTTGCAGCAACAAATGGCATCGTTGATGGCTGAAAGAGTTGGCATGTTGCGCGATTTAACAAACACCAAAGAAGACCGCGAGATTAAGAAAAAGAAAATTGAAACTGACTTTGAAGCCAAGATGCTTAAAATTATGGCTGATTTGAAAGTGCATTCTGAGTCACTTGACCATGATATGATTCAAACTTCAATGGCATTGAACGATTCATTCCATAGCCGATTGCAATCTCAACAGGATCAACAGACACATCAAGTATTGCCAGTATCTCCTGTTAGTCAGCCGCAAATGCCGCAGCGACAACAGCAAGGAATGCCGGAAAAGCAGAATGCAAAAGGATGGGTGCTACACAAGGACAAGCATGGCAACATGGCCTACGTCTCACCGCAAGGGGAAATAGAACATGTCTGAGTTCGATCTATCCAGCGCGCAGCCAGTGCAAGGAATTAATGCTTTGAAGTCACAACCAAAGGGCGGTAACTCGCTTATGTTGGACATTGCAAGTCTTATGCCTGCAGTTCCACAAGGCGCGGTGGATTGGGCTAACGGTGTTCAGCATCGCATGGCGCATCCGCTTGAAGCTTTGTCTGATGTGGCAACTCAGTGGAAGAATATGAATCCTGTTGAGATGGCATCTAATGTTTTTCCAGTTGGTGCGACAGCATGGCATGGTAGCCCACACTTATTTGATAAGTTCAAGTCTGAAGCTATCGGCACGGGCGAAGGGGCGCAGGCTTACGGGCATGGGTTGTATTTGGCGCAGAAGAAAGCCATAGCGGAAGATTACGCCAGAAAATTATCAGGGGATGCAGACTTAAAAAGCCTTGAATGGGGCAACTTACCGCAAGCAAGAGAAGGCAGTATGGCTGATAAGTTGGCTCAAAAGTTTGAATATGACGGGCAAAACTTCCGCGACGAAGATGGTAAATTTATTACCGAACATGCAAAAGAGCAAGGGGCGGTAAAACATACGGTTAATAACCTTGATTTCCATGTATTTCCAGATCAAAGCTATATTGTTGATGCGGGACAAGGGTGGGACTTTGGGCAGCGCGGAGAACAGCAACTCTACAAAACCGACATCCCCGACGCTCACATAGACAAGATGCTGGATGCCGATGCGCCTTTGTCGCAGCAATCAGGCTTTCTTGCCTCGCTTGGCATCAAGCATCCCGCGAATCTTGAAGGCGCTCCACAAGGCATTGCGGGAAACCCCCAGAATGTCGGCAATGGATTGGTAGGGAAGTCCGGTATCTCGCAAGGTCTTGGCTCTCGCAATGTCGATGCTACTGGTAAGGTGATGCAACCGATGGGCGGCGCGGGTCAAAACAACGAGGTTTTCAATCCTGTTGTCGGCCTTAACCCCGTTGATATGGTGAACCTCCTCGGCAGCGGTAAGGGCGCGTCCAATGTGGCGCTCCATGATAACCCTATGCTCCTTGACGCGCTTTCCGCCACTAGTAACAATGGCGTATCCAGCACGGTCAATCCATCTAGTTTTAATGTCCATGTCCCAATTATACGCGAGTTGGGACAAAATGCAACAGGCATGGATTTTTATCGCGCATTATCGGATAAATTGGGCGGTCAAGTTGCGGCTACGGACTATCTTAATTCAATTGGGGTAAAGGGCATCAAATACCTAGACGGCTCAAGCCGCACCGCTGGCGACGGAACGAGAAACTTTGTGATGTTCAACCCCGAAGATATACGCATCCTTGAGCGCAACGGGCAGGCAACAGGCCAACAGCCTTGGGATATGGAAAGCGCAAAACCAGTAGAGTAACTTGCCAAAGTTTTGAATGTAGTGTAAATTAACTTGAAATAACCAAACGCCGTGATGGCGCTGGAGATGTAGAAGATGATAAACGTAGCGGAAAAAATCATAAAGCTCACTGCCCTTCACTGGTCGGTGGGCTTTTTTTCGCCTGTAAAAAATGTGCCAGCGCATTCCACTGGTGATTGTTCGCATGGCTGCTTGGGTGGCACCGAGTCCAGAACTTGCGAACATGACAGGAGCCAATAGAAATGGGAAATGAACAAGTAACAGAAGTAATTGAGCAAGTTGCACCAGTTGAAACGGTTATTGATGGCGGCGAAGTCCAAAAGACTGAGGTCGAGCTTCAAGCCGAAAACGAAGCGGCGGTAGCGGCTCAAGCAGCGGAAGAACAAGCGGCGATTGATTCAGCCAAGAAAGAAGGCGGAGTCAATAAGCGGTTTTCCGATTTAACCAAAGCGGCTAAGGCAGCACAAGAACGTGAGGAGGCTGCACAGCGTAGGCTTGATTTAGCACTTGCGGCACTGGAACGTACGTCACCAAAGCCTGACGCAGTCGTTAAGACTGTTGTGGTTGAAGACCCAGCACCCGTAGCTCCTGAGTTTGAAACGCCTGAACAGTATCAGAAAGACATGGCTATTTACGCTCAGAAACTTGCGGAACGTTCGGCACGTTTGGCGGTGAAAGCCAATGAAGCAGAACAGGCCATACTGCGAGCTGAGTCCGAATCTCGTTTGCAAGCTCAAGCTCGGTTTAAGGCATATCAAGTCCGGACTGAGGCATTCAAGAAGGAAACGCCTGACTATGACGATGTTATCGGGAATAACGATAAGGTCACGATTACGATAGCGATGGCAACGGCGATTGGTGATTTGGGTGATACAGGGCCGAAGGTGGCTTACTACTTAGGCAAGAATCCTCAAGAAGCTGAACGCATAGCCAAACTTCCATTGAACCAGCAAGCTTTGGAAATTGGACGGTTGGAATATAAAGCAACCGCTGCACCGAAGATTCAAAAAACAAATGCACCCGCACCGATCAGACCAATAGTCGGCGGCGCGACTCCTGCGACAAAGGATTTATCCGAAATGTCGATGGAAGAATATGCGGCCTCGCGGCGAAAGTCTGGCTAATTAACCGGATGAAGGTGTTAGACGATGGGGATAAAAACCCATCATCTAGCGTCTTTGTCTACTAACAAGGAGAAGTACTATGGCTGCAAATAACCTGCTTACCCCATCATTGATCTCGAAAGAGACACTCGTGATGCTTGAGAATAACCTCGTCGCAGCTGGCAAGGTTAATCGCGTCTTTGAAAATCAGTTTGTGAAGATCGGCACTACGCTGACAGTTCGCAAACCTAACCGCTTCAAAGTAACAAGCGGCCCCGGATTGTCGATTCAGGATGTGGTCGAGCCTTCCACTTCCATCACGATCAGCAATCAAAAGCACGTTGACTTCCAATTCAGCTCTACCGAATTGACGCTGACGATTGAAGAGTTCAGCGAACGATATTTGAAGCCTGCCGCTGCTGAGTTGGCTAACCAGATCGACTACGACATTATCAGCAACTTCCAACAACTGTTTAACGAAGTTGGAACTCCCGGTGTAGTGCCTGCAAACTTTGCCGCGCTTGGTGCGGTTGGTCAGCGCATGGACGAAGGTGCTGTGCCGATGGATGGTCGAGTTCTGATTCTGAACCCTGCCGCTTACTGGTCGATGGCTAACGGTCTGACTGGATTGTATGTTCAGTCCGTTGCAGAACCAGCATTGAAAGGATTCCTCGCCAAGATTGCGAACTTCGAGATTTACGAAGATCAAAACGTCCAATCGCAAACTGTCGGCAATTGGGGAACCGTTGCAGGCGTAACCAATGGCGCAAGTCAAACAGGTTCTAGTCTGGTAACTAACGGATGGGCTGCTAACGTAACTGGCCTTCTGAACTACGGTGACGTATTCACAATTCCCGGCGTGTATGCGGTCAACCCTAAAAACCGTCAGTCCACTGGTACGTTGCAGAACTTCGTTGTGACGGCTCAAGTGAATACAGATGGCTTTGGCAATGCAACCATTCCGATGTACCCAGCAATTACTCTGACT